GCGATTATCTTTTTCTTGATTTAAGACAGCATTCTCAACCTCATTAGCGCTTGCAATAGACGCATCAATGCCGATACCTAAATAACCTAATGCGCGGCCCAAAGCTGATGTAAATCCATTTTCAACAAAAGATGTTTTATTAATATAACTGCTGTCGCGATATTCTTGTGAATGTGCCGATGCAATTACTACTCCATTTGGATCACACAAACTGACTTTAAAAATACCCTCTTTGTCATTTATCTCAATAATTTCTTCGTGGATTCTCCACCAGTTAAAAGTTTTGTTAGTCCTGAAATGAAGCAAACGCTCATTTACCGGAACATACTCCTTGCCCTTAATGTTAATTGTTTTCATTGTATTGAATTTTAAAATTGAACATATCGTTTAAACTTGACATATTAAACCCCTTATCCAATAAAATGGATATTTCGTTAATTGTAAAGTTTTGCGGATTTTGTAATCTTGATTTTAGCGTTGGCATTGTGCATTCTAAAATACTACACACATCATAACGCTTTAAACCGAGGCGTTTCATTTCCTCTTTAAAAAAGTTTTCAAACATATTTTTCTCGTTTAATTAAAAGCAAATTTAAAAAATGTTTTTAATATTTCAAAAAAAAAGGCTGCCAATTATTTAAAAAAATAACGACAGCCTCGCAAATAGTATGGGGATACTATTACGAAATAAACCTAATGTCTTTTGTTACAGTTACATCATTATCAATATTCGGCAAGTGCATATTTACTTTATAAGTATTGCGCTTTAGATTAAAGGTCATAGCGTCAAGATAACAACTGTCTGGTAATCTTAATACGCTCAAACCAAAGTCAACAAATATCCTGTGCGATAAATTTAAAGGCTTGTAAAAATTGCTTTTAAATGTCCCCTCATATCTTCTGAGATTTGATCTAAAATCATTATTTATCTCTTGGGTGACAATAGTAAATGAATTTTCGGCAATTGGATTTGTTAAAAATTGATTTCTTGGGCGAACATAAGTAACCCCAAAATTTTTACCGCTAAACGACCTTGTTGCGCCTCTTATGTGATCAATAGATACTTTTTCAGAATCATAGGTAGCAGAATTATTTGCTTGAGAAAATTTATATTGATGCACTGAATTTCCGGCTAAATCTTTAATTTGCATTTGTACAGCTGTCACATATAAAGCATCATAATCAGTTGTGTCGCTCAAATATGGTCTATAAATAATGCATTTAAATGTTCTGTCTGTGCTTCCTGTTGGAAAATTAAAAATGCGAAATGATTGTTGAGCGTTTTGTTTTACACCAAAAGCATTTTCTGATTCAATTTTTTTCTCTAATATGTCAGGCCCTCCACCTGTAACAGGTGACCACTCATTATTCTCACCATCCCAGGTGTAGGTATATGTTATGCTTGATAAAGTGTGTTGAATTTGTAATGTGTATTTAAAAATATATTCAAATAGTGATCCGGATGGATCATAATCTGAATCAAAAACAAATTCAATATCAACCTCAGCCTCAGCGTTTGGACTAAAAAAACCATTTTCGCCATTGTCAACTATTTCTGTTTTTATTACTTCTGTATTTACAGATGGAAACAAAGTATATTGTAATGATCGATATGAATAATTGGAATCTTCATATTTATACGGAAAACTAGTTGCAATACTGCCCTCAGTTACATCATATCCTGTATTGCCATACTCAAAAAACTGATTAGGATTAATTTGATAGCGTCTTTTATTATACGAATCAATTTGATAATTGCTAATTACATTTTTATAAGGAGGCAAATATTCAACCATTAAATCAGCTCCAACATTTATAATATCACCAGGTACTGCGCAATACGCATCTGATGTTTGAGTTGTATCATATGTATTGTCAGAATTAAAAACAGCAAATTCAATTTCCTCACTTTGATTTGATGTTAAATAATTTGTTTTACGCGATCTGATTATTGTTGGGGTTGTCCCAAGTGCCAAAGCTAAGTTCCTGATTTCAATGGTAAAGTCTTTGGCCTCATAACAACTATTGGGTATAATTGTCCAATAATTGTCAGATTGAAAAATTCTTGAATTTGTATTTTGCAAAACAGCAATTAATGCGTCTTTGCCATTTAAAATTTTCCCATCTTCGACAAATGAATCGAAACAAAAACGCTCTTGTTTTATGCCTAAAACTGCCCAGGGCGCCCATTCGTGAACAGTTCTAATTTTTAAATCAAAATTAATGGTTTCTAATATATGGGCAATCAAATCAATTTGATATGGATAATCGCTGTCAGACTCGCCAAATTGTGGAGTCCAATCTGTTGGATCTAAAACAACATCACTTAAAGTTCCCAAACCATCAATTGCATTAAGACTTATTGGATATGGCTTAGTTAATACTGCTTCCTGAAATGTATCAGCAACTAGCCAGCCAGTCCAAAATGTATTCCAAGATTGCGGCCCACGGCCTGCTGGCCTTGTGTTTGAATTATAGCCAAGCCATTGCAACAAAACTTTATATTCCCTTTCATCATATAAATGAAACTGATCATAATTAGTGTCATCAGTTACCATTAAATTAATCCGACATTTTGACCCCTTTATTGGTTGATAAAAATCATCATCACCTTCCCACTCTAAAACCACAGGATCATTTGTGCCAATTAATGGATATACAGTGCCAGTGTATCCATCTTTTTGAATTAATACGCGATATGTAAACTCGTTATAATCGTCTGAAAAAGTCAGACTAAACTTTGTGCCGTATGCCATATTATATCAATCGGTTTCTGTTTTTATTTGCGCGATCAATTGCCACAATTAAATCCGAGCCTCTTAATTTTACCTCGCCCCCAACCTGTACATTAGCAGTCTGGTTTGCAGTTCCCATAAGACCTTTTAATTTATCTAATGGGGCAATAACTTCAGGATTTGATTTAGCTCCAGGATATTCACCCATTAAACCCATTGTTGGCGCTGATACAATACCACCATTTGCAAATTTAGGAATTGAAGCAAACGCAGATAAAACACCACCAACCATTGTTGCCATAAATGTCGGCTGCGTGAAAATAGCAGCTGCCCCTGTAGCCGCTGCCGCAGCGTTAGATCCAGCAATTGCCGCTGCAATAGCTTGTCCCATATACATTGACATCGCTTGCAATACCGTTTTTAATAAACCACCTAAAAAGCCCTCCATTCCATTTTCAGCCAATCCTAATGAGTCCACAAGACCCATTGCCATTCCTGAAAATGCGTTGGTTACCTCACCACCTATTAATTTAGCTGTTTCTTGCAATTGCAATAATTTCTCTTGCATTGCGGCACTTTGTGAGTCCCTAATTTTTTGTTCCTCTTGAGCTTGAGCAAGCATCAGACCCTGAGTTTCTAGACCGTTTTCAGTGGCCAATCTTATTAACTCAGCATAATGTGACTGCACGTTTGCAATTTCTAAAGCCTTACGTTCGGCTTCTGTCTGAGTTGTGGCAGCTGCAATTTGGTTTTTGATTTCTAATATCCTGGCGTTTTCATCTAGCTCAATTTGAGCCAATGCCTGAGCCTTAGCTAATGTTAACGCTTTTACTTGTTCTGCGTTTTGACCAGCTTGTTTTATTAATTCATTATAATAGTCTTGGGAGTCTTTTTTTCTTTGCTCGTATGCCTTTTGGTCATTAGTTACTAACGCCTTATTTATCTCATCATTTAATTGCTTTAATTTATCAGCCGCAGCCTGTGCATCCTCTGGATTAACAACTGCCTCAAAATCTACCTCATAAGATGGTAAATCTAATTCTGGCAATACAACCTCTGGCACATCAATTTTTAATTCAGCCTGGGCTTTCGCCTCATCCTCTTTTATCTTGCGCTGCTTTTGCTCAAGGATTTTAATTTCCTCTTGCAGATCGGCAATATTTTTTCGAGCGTGAATCTGTCTATTGCGATTTCCATTATTGCTTAATGTGTCGGTTTCTTCTAATAATTTAGCTCTTTTTTCTGCTAATAATTCCTCAATATCCGCAATTTCGGTTGCGTTTTTAACGGCATCTTTTTGAGCTTTCGAATATTTGTATATTGCCGTACCCAAAGCAACAAACCCAGCTACAACTGCCAATATTGGGTTGGCCATCATTGCAGCGGTTAGTATTCTAAAGCCATTTGCTGCCACTGTCAAAACTGGGCCTAACTGTCCTGCAATGCTAACCATTTTGCCAACGGCAATTAAAACTGGGCCAGCAGCAGCGGCAATGCCAGCAATTTTTATGATAAACTCCTGTGTATCTTTATCTAATGATCTAAAACGATCTGCCAATCCTTTTAAAAACCCACTTAATTGCTGAACAACTGGAACAATCATTTGCAATAATACAGCGCCAACCTCCATTAATGGAGCCTTCATTTGCTCTAATGATTGAGTCAATTGAAAAGATGACGATTCAGCAGTTGTCTGAAACGCTTTATCAGTTGCTCCAAGATGATTTTCTAATGACTCAAAAATTTTAATGTTGTCTTGCATCCCAGCGCCTGTTAAATCAAGCACCCCTTTCCACGCTCTAACATTTGGCGCAATATCAGTAAATTCTTGACCCGTTGCTGCTAACCTGTTTTTTAACATTACGAGCGTATTCATAAGACCATCCTCTGCTAATGACTTTTGCAAATCATCTGTGGTAAGGCCCATTTTTGCAAATGCTTGAACAGATTTCTCTGTTGGTTTTGCAATTGATGATAGTATGGCATTTAACTGCGTTGCACCATTTGCTGCATCTGTCCCAGTTCTTGACATTGCCGCTAAGGCTGCCGCCACTTCATCAAAACCAACTCCTAAATTTGATGCAATAGGAATCACACCACCCATTGACCCGGCTAATTGGCTTGCCTCTAATTTACCCTCACGAACAGCAGTGGTCAAAATATCTGTAGCCTGAGATGCTGATAAATTACCAGTGCCATAAGCATTCATTGCAGATGTGGCTAAATCGGCAATTGTTTTGGTTTCGCCTAAACCAACAGCAGCGGCTTTAAGTGATGCCTCCAATGTTTGCATTGCCTGATCACCTCGTAATCCAGCAGACGTAATAAAGAACAATGCATCAGCTGCCTCGGCTGCGCTTTTGCCTGTGTCTAATGCCATTTGCTTGGCGCGTTCGCCCATAGCATCTACCTCGTCCCCAGCAACTCCAACAAGTGATTTTATTTGCGTTAAAGACTTATCAAAGTCAAACGCCATTTTTGTGGCAGCACCTCCAGCAGCAATTAATGGCAATGTGAGTGTTTTTGTTAAACTTCCGCCAATACTTTGTAATTTACCGCCAAATGCTTTTAATTTACCTGACGCAGTATTTAACGCGCTATTTAAACCAGACGCATCACCTTTTATATTTATTCTTAACTCTTGCTGTGCCATATCAATAAATTACGATAAACAAAAATACAAAAAAAAAGCCGCGTTATTTTTGCGGCTCTCCTTTGGCTCTTTTGACTTGAGCCATAAATTTTTCAAATTGTTCTTGCGTGCTTTTTGGCTTTCCTTTATCCTTTTTTAAATACTCATCTTGTGGTAACGGAAATAATTTATCTGGAGTAATCATATTGGCGCGTTTGTCCACATTTACATTGTAAAGCATTGTTGCCACATATCGAATGCGCTCCCAATCTAAATTCTGTTTTATATTGTGTGCCTCGCCTAAAAGTTGATTCTCTGCCCAAGTTTGCGACCAAAATAAATGTGGTAAAATACCAACCTGACCAATGTAATAATCAATGATTGAATCCCACGTTATGGTCGCGTCTGCTTTCCCACGTCTTTTGTGGATTTTGAAACATTGCGCTTAATACCAACATTTAAATCATTACCCAAAATTTTAGACTCTAGCATTGCAGAAATAATTGACTCCAAGTCCTCAGCGCCTAAATCTTCAAGCCAAGCACCGACTGTAAATTCATTGTAATCAATTTCATTTCCATTTTCTTGATCATATGCCAATATGGCTGAATATACCAATGCTCGGATTTGTCCAATAGAAATACCCTTTTCAAAAATCTGTCCAATTTTATCTAAGGGTATGCCCAAAACTTCAGTAAAGTTCGCCCAAAAGTTCATTGAAAAATGAAGCGTGCGCGATTTGCCTCCCAACTTAATGGAGTAATATCCCCTTTTTCTATTTGCCATTTTGAATTATTTTATAATTACGGGTTGTTTGATTTTGTGATCGCTCCAGTCAATGTAATTGATCCGCTGTAAGATACAGGAGACTCCATCTCGGCGCTTTGCTCAACACTTGACAAAAAGCCTTCAGCTGTATAAACAGCATCGCCAGCTTCTTGAGTTCCAAAAACACAAGTTATTTGAGTACGAGCCAAAAGATAATCGGCCATTTCAATTGCATTGGCAGTATCACTGTAATCAACAAGACCTTCAAAAGAAATCTCACCGCTGATAACCCCAGCAATTACTTCTTGGAATCCGTTTGAATCCTTAGTGGTTGCTTCTGGTAAATCATTGCTTAAAGAAAGCGTGCAGCTAGTAGTATGCCCCACGACATTTCCCTCAACTTGGAGAATCAAATTAGTTCCGTTAAATACCGATGTTGTTGCCATTATTGTAAATATTTATTTTATACAAATATACTATTTTTTTTATTATGCTAATTCCCAATTAAAGTTTGCATTGTTCCAAATTACGTCAGCTGTGTTCCACACTCGGCCCTCTTGTTCATTGGTAATTGCAAAGATTCCAGACAGCTGTATTTCAATATCATAAGCAACAGGATTTTCTAAATCTCCTGTTTGCTCAACGCTTTTAACATAACCATTTCCTGTTAATTGTAAACCCTCAAATGCGGATTGCTCAAACACCCAGCCGACCTCAGATTGTAATAAAATCATTTCGGCCAATTCATTAAAACCAAAAACATCAGATGGATCAACTAATCCTGAAACGCTGATTGTCCCTGATCTAACGCCAGCAATTACTTCTTGAAACCCAGCTGATGATTTGGTTGTGGCATCAGGCAAATCGATATTAATCGAAAATGTCGAGCTGTTAGAATGGCCAACGGCATTTCCATTGTAAAATAAATTAAATGTTGTGCCGTTAATTAGTGCCATTTATTCCTCAACTACATATGTGCCATCATTGAGATTAACATTAATTTTGCCGTATTTCTCAACAATTTCACCTCTGAATTTGTCGACCTCAGACAACAATTGATTCATTGATTGCATCAATTGATTTTTTTGTAATTCACACATTGCAATATCGTGAATCAATGCGTGTTTTGCTTCTTCTTGCTTTTTAAGTGTTTGCAATTCTTCTTCAGTTAATTGCAATTTCATCTCACTTGATTCAGCTTGTGATTTTTCTGACATTGTATTTAAATTTATGATTTATAAGCAAATATAAATAATTATGCAATGGTTTTTGTTTCAGAAACAGGATTTATTTTTGCCTCAATTTGATTTTCTACATTAGATTCAATTTGAGAAACTTGATCAGCTCCCATTGCCGCTTGTGTCCAGGCAACAATTTGCTCATTTGTTAAATCTTCAAATGGAATAAAATCTGTAATACTATCAGTTGGCACAGTTTGCGTTCCAATGATATTTGTGGTAAATGGATTGCCTTCAGGATCCAGTTGATCAGATACACCTGTTACAATCCAGTGGACATTATACACAACATCCTGATGGCCTTCATCATTTAAAAAGACATCAACCGTTTTACAATCCCAATTTATTGTGGTCATTTTTTTATTTTTTAAAAATTAATATTACAAAGTTAAT